ATCATTGATAGTAAATAATGCATTGCTGTTTGTTGTGCCATATCAATTTAATGTACGTTTAAAATCTCGTTCTGCTTTCATGTATGCAAGTGCGTTAAGATATTCGATTGCCCTCATTTCCCATGCAATTTCAGCTGTAATATTATGGAGTTTGGCAATTTCATATATGGTATAGTGCCATCCATATATTTCAAGAAATCTTGAACCGCCTCTGTCTGATCCGAAGGGGTTTTCATCTGATTCAGGCTCTGAATCAAAAAGTCCTCCGAACATTTTATCAAGTTCAGAAATACACTTAAAAAAAAAATTGCGGAATGGTAAACATCAACGAATCTTGCCTCCAACATATCCTGTGCATATTCTTCGTGTTTACTTGCATCGTACTTGTCAAGCCTCCAACCAAAGATTGTTTTCTTCATTGGCATAACCATTGTCGCTGCCAACTTGTGAATGTTTGTAACAAGATCAGCCCCATAAACTTTGCTTTCAATATACCTTGCAGCAGGTATGTTCCTGACATCATAAATGCACTTGTACCGTTTTCCGTTTACATCTATGTATTTGACAGGCTTACCCTCTATTTCATTTGCAAGAAAGTTCAGGCTTTCCTTTGCCTTGTTGAAATCAGCAATGGACATTGATAGTACTTCATTCTCTGTCTTTGAAGTTACAATGCTGATCAGCTTAACTGTTTTGTCAATGTCATCTTCTATTTTAAGAGCATTAATAAGCTGCTGATATTGAAATAAGTTTAAGTCCTGCCAAGTCATTAATAGTGAATTTTATCGTACCATTCTGTAAACGCATAATATAAACCAACTGCAACAATCGGAAAGCATATGATGACTGCTGATCCGAACCATAGTACACTAACTATGTATTTCAGTATTGTCTGAAAGATTGATTGTGATTCGTTTTCCCATAGCTGAAAAAATCTTCTCAATAACGGATAGTCTTGGTGGATTGCCATTTTCAATTCGGTTTATAGAAACAAAACTGATGCCTGATTTTGCAGCAAGTTGTTTCTGCGTTAATGATTGTTCTTGTCTTGTCTTTCTTAATAGTTCACCGATCATATTTCTGTTTGTTTAATTACATCTTTTGTCTTCAATGACTTATTGTTCTGTACAAATTCATAAAACTCATTTGCCTGTTGCTCCTTGCTTGTCATTGAACCTACAATATACTTGCCATCAATTTCAAGGTAGTAACTTACCTCTCCTAAAAAACTGACCTCTTTGATTAATTCGATTTTCATAATAAGTGGTTTTTACAAATATAAACAATCTTTTAATTATTTAAAAACTTTTTTAAACCATCGGCACTCTTTGTGATAGCCTCTGCCCTTTCATACAGGCTCTTGATTTGGTCCTCTATTTCCTTTTTATCATAACTGCAATAGTACCCATTTGAAGTTGCTATTACAGGCAGGATGCCTTCACTCCTGATAAAGTTAGTAATCTTTCTAAGTCTTGCTCCTGTCATCTTGCATCCGTAATTGTACTTGTCATTTAACTTCTCACAAATGGAATCTGACTTTATAGGATTGTCTTTTGTTTTGGTTGATAGTCCCTGAATGATCAAAGGCACAAATTGCTTTTCATCATCAGAAAGAGGGCAGGTTTCATTTTCAAAATTCGTAATCATAAACAGTAATTGTCTTGAAGTAATCCAATAATGATTGCACCGATCAATAAAGCTAAAATTAAATTTAAGTTTTCCTTTTTCATAATAGTGGGTTTTAAAAGGGGATTGCTCCCCTTATTATTTATAATTTTTTAAAAGTAAACCAAGTGTATAAAATATTTTCTTTTGATCTTCTACAGGATATGAATTTTGAATTGCTGCTTCAATTCTTTCATGTGTCTTTTCAATAATCATTGCAGTTAATAAACTCGCAAAAAATTCATTTAAAGGCTGCATTGCAAAATCATTAGTGAAAATTTCTTTGTTAGTGAATTTGCAAGTTGTGTAAATGTTGTTGTACTTTTTCATATTTGGTTGTTTTGATATATCAAAGATAAACCTTTTTTTATATCCACCAAATATTTTATAAACTTTTTTTTAAATAAAATTATACTTGCCTGTACCTGCTTTGAAATTCATGTTGTGCCATGCCAATGCCAAAGCCATGACACAGTCATCATGGAATCCGGAAGGGGCAGAGTATTTAACCCCTGTTGGAGTATATTGGTATTCAAAGATTTCTAATTCTTGTGTTATTATTCCTTCAGGGAATCCTATTTTGCCTGTCTGTATTGCTGTCTGCAACCCCATCATCAGTTGCTGTTTGGATTGACTTGTAAACTTAACTCCTTGAATATTAATGCCTTGTCTTAATAAGTCTTCATAAATAGGATCGCCCACACCTGTGGAGTCGATTACAATTGGCTTTCTTGGTAAGTTTAGGATTTCCTGCTTAGTGCTGCCCCAATCCCTCTGAAACCTCTTTAGAAGGCTAACATTGCCATTTTGGTCCAAACCAATGATAACGGTCCAATCCACAGACTTCGCCAAATCTATGCCAAAATAAAGAGGCTCAGAGGCACTCATTGGTTTAGTGCATTGCTTTATGAACTGACTGCCAAATGGATTGGAGGCATTTTCCATAGGATTAGCCATGTATTCCTGCTCAAATACAGCCGGTGGCAGTTGGGTTCTTGCATCATCTATTTCATCGGGGGATATGTGTGGGTTGTCGTATGTTGTGAACTTGAAACTTTGCCACCCCTTTTCTCCTGACTTCATGTACAGGGAATATAAGTAATTCTGCCCTTTGGGGGTAGATAGGAATATTGCCCTTCCTCTGAAGTCTGTTAGGGTAGGTCTGATCGCATTCAGCCAACCATGTTCAAGATTCGGAATGTAGGATGCCTCATCAATGATTGCCATGTGGAATTTCTGACCTCTTAAATTGTCAAGCCTTTCCCCTGTAAAGAACCTAATTGATCCACCTGAAAAAAAGTTGAAGACTAAATCTGACTTATTACCTGATGCAATAACAGCATCTAACCTGTTTGCTATTTCTTCGTAAAAGATTTTTGCCAACCCATATGTCGGGGTAATATATGCCACAAGTTTGCCATCAAGTGCATTCTCAATAGCCAATGACTGACTGATTACACTCTTGCCCCATCTTCGACCGCACATTAAAACAATAAACCTCGCATCACAATCAAGAACCTTCGCCTGTGTCTGATGTGCTATCGGAAGCCATAGGTCCACCTGTTTTGTTTCCGTATTTGACAATGATCTCAGTTTTTACTTTATCGTTGTTTTCATTCTTTGTACCATCGGACCATTGAGTTCTGAACCTGTTGATCATGTTCAACCTCCATATCCTATCGTTAAAAAATGGTATCTCATTGACCATCCCCATTCGCCCAATTTTCTCCCACCAAGCCATTGATTTTGCAGTTCCTATATGTTTGGCATCGGAAAATTCTTTGTGCACCTTCGCCCATTCGTACAAAGTATCTATGTGAACCTCCACAATTCCTGCAAAGGAATCAAAGGAATAACCCTCTGCCATATGCTCAATCAGCTTATTACAGTATTCCTCTTTGTATTTTGTGGGTCTACCTACCTTGTCCCCTGTATGTTCGTTCTTTTCTGTCATGTTTATTATATGATTTTTTGGCTTTACCCTTTTTGCGTTTACCAAAGGTAACTTTTATTTTATCCTGTGATCCTTTTTTCATATCAATTGATATATTTTACTCCATGCTGTTGGCAATGATAAATGTTTGTGTATTCTATAACCTAAGTCAAGAAAGAAAGAATCCCACTCTGATTGTTCTTTTACATTAATATGCCCCCATGCCTCATCATTGTCTGTTTTCTGACTTGTGCTGCTAAATAAAATCCATATTGGGTTTATATGTTGAAACATTGCTCTTATTTCACCATCAGTCATATGTTCTGCTGTTTCAATAAACATTAATATATCAAGTCTGTTTAAATTATATTTAGTTTTAAGCTGTTCAAGCTTTGTTACCACTCGCAAAGCAGGTAAGTTTTCTTTTAAATAATCTCTGTGTGCTTTAAACTTTTCGAAAGCATAAACATCTAATCCGGCATCTAAGGCAGCCTTGCTGTATGCACCTACTCCGCAACCGAAATCTAAAATGATATTTCCATAACCATTTACCTGTGCAATTGTGTTTATGCCTAAATCCAAGAATTGCGGATTGTCTAAGCTAATCCCCATTTGTAATTCTGTTTGCAAGAATTCTTTATCAGTACATTTTGCCATAAATTTCAATAAATCTGTGATGTGTTTGTTTTAGTAATTCTGTGTATTCTTTTTTGTCACCATACTTTTCATGGCACATTCTGCATACTGCCATCAGGTTTTCGATCTTGTCTTTGTCTTTGCTGCTACCCATCCCCCGACAATCAATATGATGAATGTCAACAGCTTTATTACCGCATACTTCACAGCCAATAAAATCTTCGATTCCATATCCAAAATATTTCATGTAAATTTTAGTGTGCTGCTTCATTTAGTACCATCTTGTAAAGGTTCATGCACTTCAGGCTCTATTCTCCTGTAATGCTCTGACCATAAAATTTTAGTTAAAGTTATTGATTTTTCTACAACCTCTTGCTCTGTTGCTTCCGGAAACAATATGTGAAATACTTCATGGATGACAATCTCTAAATGTTTACGGGATTTAATCGAAGGATCAATTTCGATCAGACCATCAGAATGAGCAATACCCCAAGCCTTTTCTTTTCCAAGCTTACGGTATTTAATCCTGATCTTTGGCTTTCCTTTTCTAAGCAGCAATGTCATCTTTCATTTCCATTAAATCGGGTCTTTCTAAATCTGACAAATCTATTTTATGATTACCACGCACCTTTGCCAATGCCCTCCTGTATATTTCCTCTTTCCTGTATAACTCCTGCATTTTTTTAATCAAATACACTTCCTGTTCTTCGATGCTCATTTTATTTATTTTTTTAGGTAACATATTATTTGTCGGTTTTAGAATGAAATTTATGACAGGTATTACATTTATACTGAATCTTTTTAACCCCTGATGCTGTTGTCCTTCTCATACTCACAATAATATCATCTGATCCACATTCAGGACAAGTTCCTCTATCTTGCCCAAACAAAACCCCATAATGACTCTTTGGTTCGATATGATTGTTCAGGTGCTTGAATACTTTTTCAAGTAATACAACATCCATTTTACAATACTTTATCATTTTATCCATTGCCACTTTATCATTCTCTAAAAGAATTGACTTCCACAAATCGAACTCAGTCTTTATCTTTTGCCCGATACCTAAATACTTAGCAATGTAGTTAAGCCTGTTTGAATTGAACCTGAACTTGGACCTTGCAACCTTTAATGTATCAATAGTTGTATATTTCGGGAACATATCAATACCATGATACAGGCATCGTGTCCTGATCCATGCCAAATCAAACTTATCGCCATTATGCCCTACCAATTCATTTGCCTGATTAGTTACCTCAATGAACTGCTGAAGCATTTTCTTGTCGCATTGTTTCTTGTCCCAATGCAAAGAATAAACTTCCTTTTCTTCCTCCCACTTGTAACAAATAC